TCACTGAGACCTAAGAATCTCTTCAAGGCAAACCTCTTACTGATATAAGGTACAGCCTGTATGGTATTGAATGTGTTAATTCTTTGACCATCCATCTCACTTTGACGATAAGCAGCAAAGTTTAACGGACTTTGAAACTTTACCTCAAATAGACTTGTGTCAATATTGACTCCTCTGGAATATAAGAAACGCTTAAATTCTTCATCAAATACCGAGGTCAACAGACTTTGTAATCTCATACAGTAATTATTAAAACGTAATTCTTGAATATACGCTGTACCTACTCGACCATCATTATATTGTTGTTGTCCATCTTCTGCACCAGTGGGCAGATAACTACTGGGAATACGTAAAGCTCTAAACAATTTGTTGGTAAAATATCTTAAATCATCAATTTCACCTAAATTTTGACCACCTGCTAGTGTTTCTACCTTACTACCTCTGCCACCTTCAGTTTGTGGGAAGAAATAATCTTCGCCAATGCTTAGTGGGTTGTAAGCACTGTCAATTATATTCATGCCACCACCATTTTGACTAGGAATACGGCGTTGATGTATTTCATTTTTAACACGTTCAACAAAGGCCATAGCCATATGGCTAGGCATATTTCCCACATCAATATAGAAAATTCTACGTTCTGGAGCACGTTGAATACGATAAATTAGAATTGCATCTTCTAATAATTCTTTTTGTTTATAAACCTTAAAAACCTGTTCAAGTAGACTATTACCAAATGGATAGTTATTGTCAAGGCCTTCACTCAAACTAAGATGAATAACGTGTGCTGCATCAATGGCCATCTCATTTTCATTAATACCAAACCTATCACCATACTGTGTAGGGTAAGCTCCTGTTGCTCCTCTAGTTTGTCCACCACCAGCTATGTAATTACTGCCACGATTATTAGTCTGATGCGGACTTTGCTGTATCTGTGTGGCTACAAGATTTTTAAAATTTGGGTTGAGATCTCTAATCACATACTGTTCTGGCTGTTTGCCTTCACTTTCATTTACAATGATTTTGACCAGCTTACTGGGATCAATATAGAACCACTTTTGTGTTTCTGGATCTCTAATAAAAAATGAATCACCAAACTTAAACGTGTTCCTTACTATACGAAAAAATCTTATGTCAAATTGTTGTAGCTTAAACCATTGTTGTAAGTATTCTCTAAGCACACGAATTTCGCTGTTTGTAGCACGATCTTTAAAACTTAAACTAAATGTGGTATTATTTTCTTTATTTTTTTGTGTACAAAATTCAGCAAGAATATCAAGAGCAGCATTAACTTCTGGATCCATGTCCATAGTATCGTACTGCATATATCTTTCAATACGATTAGGAGTTCCAACATAGATATCAGGTAAAAAACTACTATAATTGCTGCGTGCTGGGCCTGGCTTCTGACCAGTTGTTAACCCACTTATAACGCTTGTTCCTGATTGATTGCCGGTATCAACTGGATTAAAATATCTACGCCAACTCATATGCGTTACCTATTAAATAAATTGCCACTCATACTTTTGGTAGCATTGACTTGTTTATTTCCAGTTTCTTCTACTTTGGATATTAGTCTATTCACGTTACTATTTAATGTTTCTAGAGTCTTTACAACATCATCTAGAGTTTTATTTTCTTTCTTCTGAGTGGTTTCACCTTGTCTTTTGAATTTAGCTGTTTCAGCATCTTCAACACTAGTGTCCTTTGCATCTTTTTGTTTTTTCTCTTCCTGAGCTTTTTTCTCGTCTTTCTTAACTTCATTTGGTATACCTTTGGCTTCGGCTCTAGGCTTGGGAATCGGCATTCCGTTAGGGCCTAATGTGAAATCACCCATGGTAAGTGGAGCAAAATTAGCTTCGCTGTCAGGCCCTTTAGCTTTATCTGGTGCGTTTTCTGTGTGATAGGTCTGGCCCGTTTCAGGATTAATTTTTACACCTTGAGATACAGTGCCATCTTCAGCTCGAACATCCATTCCAGATGTATTTTGTTGCATTCTTTGTTGTTCTTCAATCGCTTGATCAACCCCAGCAAATTCATCAAGTGGTCCTTTAATTCCCTGTACTTGATTGGCAAAATCCTGTATGGCCTTATCAACACCAGCCATTTCACCCATATCTGTTATTTGCTTTTGTTTAGCTATGGCTTCATCAACACCATCAAATTCATTAGATGTCAATGAATCTTTTATATCAGACATGAGCTTATCTGCAGAATTGTCAGCAGACTTTTCATCAGGACCGCGCTCCCCTAACAGTTGTCCACCAATAGCTTCATCTAATCCAGCAAATTCATTAGATGGCATTGCGCTGTCAGTGTCATCATCAAGTTTATCTTTATCAAGATAAGTAAATTTGGCCTGTGCGGCAAGATCCGCTTGTGCTGCTTCAAGTTCCTCATCGTTACTAATGGCATCCAATTCCATTTTGTCTCGAGCAGCAATCACAGAATCAGTTAAATCACCATATGACTCGACCTGAGCTTTGTTAGCTTCTTTTGTTTGCTCAAGTATTTCACTATCTGCTTGTTTTTTAGCTATACCTAAAGCTTCATCCAGTTTAGCTTGTTCTTCTAAATTACGTTTAAGATTGTTTTCAGCTCGTTTTATACCATTTTCTGCTGATTTTAATTGAAATTTTTCTTGATCTGTTAAATCTCTTTGACCGGCTATTTCTCGCAATTCAGCTACTCTAGCTTGGCGATTTGCTAATCTTTCTTCAATACCTTCTCGTTTTTTTGCTAATTCTTCTGATTTGTTTGTCAGGTCTTCCATATTCTTCACTGGCAAGGCCTTATCCATCTGTTCCGCAATTTTTACAGAATTTGCTTCTGTAACTTTAACAAGTTTCCCGTTTTCTGCTATGGCTACTTCTAATCCATTTTTTTCAGCAAATGTTTTTTGTTCAATTAATTTTTCTAATGCCTTATTTTCATCAGCCATTATAGTGTTCATTTCTCTAGTAGCTCTAGTTTTTTCTTTAACTTCATTATCTATAGCTGCAATTTGTGCTTCTTCACTTTCAGTTAATGCACGACCTTCTTTTTTAGCAGTTGCTTCTATGGCGTTAGCTTTGGCGTCCAGTCCCCTAATTTCTTCTAAATTTGCATCCAGTTGTTTTTTGTTTGTTTCTAATTTTAGTTTACTGTCTTCTAAAGTCATTCTAGCTAGTTGACCGTGCATTTCTTGTTGACGTTCAGTTAGACCTATAGTGTTTAAAATAACACTTTTAGCATAATCCAGTTGTTCAGCACTGCGACGAACTTCAGTTTGACCGCCACCACTGGTGGTTTCTGTTACAGTTTCTTTTTTCGTAGATGCTGGAACTTGTCCTTGTAGAGCATCTGCTATTTTTTGTGGATCGAATCCATTACTGGTTGCTTGATTTAATTTTTCTTCTCGTTCTTTTAGGAAAGCAATAGCATCCTTACCTTCTTGACTGTTAGGATCGACCTGTTTTCCATTCACTGTAACCGTGTTTGTTGTTGATTGGTTACTTTGTGATTTGATTTCCTCAATAGGGGAGTCAGCCGCTCTACGACCCCTAGTCTGTGTAGGTGTTTGATTTTCTAAAGCTTTGGCTTCTTCTTTAGATTTTTTATCTATCTCATTATCTACACTGCGTACACTAGCTTGAGTAGGCGTTTGCTTTTCTAAACTTTTGGCTTCTCTTTCACGCCAGGCCTTTCTAGCATCAACCTCAGAAATAGTAGCCTGTTCTGATTTCTTTCCGTCTTTCTTTTCGTCTTTCTTTTCGTCTTTCTTTTCGTCTTTTTTTTCTTCTGGTTTGTCTGCAGGTTTTTGAGCGCTAGCAGATGCTCCTTCGCCCCCACCAGCAATTTTAAATTCTTTAGGCCAATTGGCAACTTCAACTTTACTGGTAGTTGTAGCAATATCCTTGGCAAATTTGTTTAAATCTATACTGGGCATTTTGCTAGGTTGCGACATCGCTGCTTGATTTTGAATCTTGGCCATTATATCAGCTATGGCATCAGTTCTTACATTAGTTACAAAATTTTTCTGTTGCTCTTGTGTAAGTACCATTTCACCTTTGTGTAATAAAGCATGTACATCTTTAGGTTCAACTACTCGTCCTGTTTCACCTAGTGTACCGCCAGCTCTACCTTCTTTAGGTTTACCTTGTTGTATTTCACCGGCATTTAGCGTACCTACAGTTAGTTGGTTAAACCCTTCTTTTAGTGTTTCTTTTAAATCCCCTTTAAATAGGGCTACTCCTGATTTGGCAGCTAATCCTAAAAGTTGAGCTGCTAAATCACCACCAATTTGCCCCATCGTCTCTTCCATTAATCTTTGTCTACTGGCTGGCGTGAATCTTCCAGTTCTGTCTCCTTCTTCTTCTTTTGCACGGGCATCTTGATAAGCCTTAGCTCTTGTGTTATGATCTTCTCCTGGCTTGGTCATTAAAAGTCCCTGCGATACTTCCTTTAAAGGGGCGTTTAACTGATTATTAACCTGATTACCAACTCTATTAGCAGCGGCTGCTTTAGCATCATCCGCTACAATACCACCTGTTCTAATAATTTGTGTTAACCCACTACGAGCTT